GAGGTCAACGATTTCATTAATTTGTTTTTCAAAGTAGTACCACATAATAATAAATGTATGAAAAAGATTTTAAAAAACCTAATTATTATCACGAAGTAGATGCATTAGGAACTCCTTATAAAAAATTAGTACCAGAGTCTTTTTCTATAACTAGAGATCCTAATTTTTTATCTAGACCTCATTACAATATAGGGACTGACGTAAGATTTATTATGGATAGAGATGATTTAGTTAAGAAAGGATATAAGATAAAACCTATTGCTGTTGAAAACTATAGAAAAACACCGCATAACTATGTTTCTCTTAAGGATCATAAAAAAATACATGGGTACTATAGAGATCAAATGAATCCTAAATTTGAATTTGAAGAAAGAATTTTAGGTAACTTGCCAACAAAAGATATAAAATTAATGGATTGGACTAAAATACCTATAGGTTTCGGTACATTTAAACCACCTCTTGGAAAAGGTGTGTGGGGAGCGAGGAGACCTGAACCAAAATTGCAAAAGTTAATAGATACTGTTGTAGATATGAATCAAAAATCTACACAATTACCAGTTGTAATGAGTGAGCAAGTTCGCAGTACATTAAAAAAAGTGCAACCATATTTAATGGATATGTATAATAAAAACAACCCTGACCGAGTTAAAGCATTGGAAAAATTAATGTCATCACCAACTTATAAATATAATCCTTTTAAATTAAATAAACCTAAATAGTGCCTAATAATTTTAATATAACCCCTAGTCCTTCAGAAATGAAGGAAAGGGATGAGGTACTTGCAAAGTCTTACAATAATTTAATTTATTTTGGCAGGGCTTTCTTGCCTAGAGACTTTTTAAACAAGTCCGCTTCCCCTGATTTTCATTTTGATGTAGCGAAGAAACTGATACGAACTGATCCCGGTGGTAGAACTTGTGTGGTTATGCCGAGGGGTTTTGGAAAGTCTATCTTGTCAAAGGCTGCAATTATGCATAAATTGTGCTTTTCCAATAAGGATAAACAAAATTTTGTTGCTTGGGTATCCGAGGAGCAGAGTCAGTCTATTGACCATTTAAAATATTTGAGGAATCATTTTGAGGTTAATAAAAAGATTAAATACTATTTTGGCAATATGGATGGTAGCAGTGTTGGAAAGCGTTGGACAGAGAAAGATATTGTTACCCCCAAAGGTGATAGGGTTATTGCCAAAGGAACTTCACAAAGACTTAGGGGTAGGTCTGAGGTAGATGTCCGGTACACAGGCATCATTTTAGACGACTTTGAATCCGAACTTAACACCAAGACACCAGAACGTAGAGCTGAGATCAAGAAATGGATCGTATCTACGGTATACCCCGCACTGGAAGAAACTCCCGGTAATGAAGGTTGGATATGGTTATGCGGTACGATTGTTCACTTTGATAGCTTTTTACAGATGGTATGTGATGGTTATAAGAAAGCGGTTAAAGATGGTAGGGATTATCCTTGGGACTTGGTATTCCATAGGGCGATTGAAGATGGAAAGTCTATTTGGTCAGAGCAATTCTCCTTGGAAAAGCTCGATGGCAAGAAGCGGGAGTTCATTGAAGCAGGTCTGGTCAATAAGTTTGCACAGGAGTACATGAATGATGCGAGGGATATTTCCAATGCTGCATTTAAAATTGACAGAATCCAATACTACAACGGGCAGGTAGAGAACCGTCAGGGTTTTAACTACTTGATTGATGGTGAAGATGCCACGCCCCTTAATGTCTATATTGGCGTTGACCTCGCTGCAACAGCCTCTGAGACATCGGATTTTCAAGTCATTATGGTTATGGGTATTGATGCTAATGGAAATCGTTATGTGTTGGATTATTATCGTGAGCGTATACCTACCTTTGATATTCCTCCTAAGATCATTGAGTTTGCTAAGCGATTTTCCCCGGTTCGTAGGGTCACGATTGAAACGGTTGCTGCCCAAGAAATGGTTAGAGATATGGTCACAAGACTCTCTACGAAAGAAAAAAGATTAATGCCCGGTATCTTCAAGGGGGTAAAACCCCCAGCTAGGGTAAAGAAAGAAGATAGATTAGAAACAGCACTTGGTGCGATTGTCAATTCAAAGAAACTTTACATTCAAAGGCACATGACAGAGTTGGTAGATGAACTATTTGAACATCCAAAACCAAGACATGATGATTTAATGGATGGACTCTACTATGCAGATTACTTTGCTAAGGCTCCAAAGAGTACAAAAACAAAACTAGAGAACTTGCATAATGAAAAATTAAATGACCGTAAGTTCGGAGTTAAAAAGGTTTATAACTGGATGACGGGGTCAAGAGCATAATCATTATTGTTTTGTATTTTATTTTTTCGTAATCTATACTAAATTATAAATCCATATGCCAAAGTTTTCAAAAAGATCTAAAAGTAGACTTGCAACCTGCGATCCTCGCTTGCAAGAAATTTTCAATGAAGTAATCAAGTATGTAGATTGTTCCATCCTAGAAGGACATAGGAGCAAAGAAAGGCAAAACAAACTGTATGATGAAGGCAGGACTAAAGTACGTTACCCTAACGGTCGTCATAACTCTAACCCTTCTAAAGCCTGCGATGTTACTCCCTACCCTGTTAATTGGGATGACAGAGAGCGTCAAACTTTATTCGCAGGGTTCGTTATTGGTATGGCTCGCTCTATGGGTTATAAGCTGAGGTGGGGAGGAGACTGGGATATGGATTTTCACGTCATGGACAACCGCTTCGATGATTTTCCACATTTTGAGATAAGGGACAAATAATGCCAAATACAGATACAGTAACCGCCAAACTAACTCCGGGTGAATTTGTAATTAAAAAGAGTGCAGTAGATATTCTTGGAGTACCACTACTAAGAAAATTAAACAACCTACCAGATGAAGGCGGTCACGATAACATAGATAAGTTATTGTCAATGGCTACCCTAGAGGGTGCTAAACCTATGATGGGTGGCGGTCTCACTACCCCTAATGGAGTAATGAATTATCAAGACGGTGGCTCTGTAGATAGTAGTTCTTCTAATTATTTAAATTATATTTTACAAACCACCCCTCCAGATACTATGAAGTCTATAATGGAGTCAGGATTTAGAACTGCTCCAAAAGAATTATTTGATAAAGCAAATGCTAAAACTGACAGTTTAATGAATGCTGCAAGAGAAAGACAAAAAATGTTAATGGAGCAATCCCCTGAATTGTTTCAAGAAAATCAAGAACCCATTAAAGGCGGGTTTTTTAAAAAGCTTTTGGGCTACCAAGACGGTGGTGCAGTTCAAGATGATGCTATGATGGAGCAATTTTTACAGCAGCAACAAATGATGCAGCAACCGCAACAGGGTGGTAATGGATTTGTACCTTTCGACCAAAGACAGCCGGGTGCAGCGGCTAGTGGTAGTTGGGGGGAGCCCGGTGCTTATATGGAATCTTTAAGAGCGAGTAGAGATAGTTTGCAGCAAGCAGCAGAACAAGCAAAGCTTGATAGTGCTCGTCAATCCTTAGAGGCTATTAAATTAGATTCTTTAATACGCTCATTAGGTAAAGAGGGGGGAGCAATAGAAAGAAAGCCAGAAGGTAATGGCTTTTTATATAATGACTTTGAGCAACAAGAAATGCCAGCTAGTGAATTTTCAAATGATAGAAATATGATTGAATTTTTAAAGCAGCAACTTATGCAGAGAGGTGAAGGTGCTTTAAAACAAGGCATGGGTGAAAATTTAGACCCAATGTATCAGTAATGAGTAAAATAGACAAAGACCCAAGAGCACTATACAATGAAGAGCTACATCGTCAATGGAGAGATGCTCGTTCTGATTGGGATACGGAGTCTCGTAAAGATATTGATTTCTACCTTGGTAATCATTTTAGTGCAGAAGAGTCCGATGAGCTATCTCAGAGGAATCAAGCTGATATTCCAATGGATAGGATATCATCTGCTATTGAAAAATTTAAAGCAGTATTAACATCAAGAGCACCAGCATTTACAATCACCCCTAGAGAGGATTCAGATGTTCAGGTAGCTACATTATGGAGAACGATCATTGGTTATATCTGGCAGATATCTGATGGTGATTCCCAGATAAAACAAGCAATACATGATTATGCAACGACAGGTATTGGCTATCTATATGCTTATATTGATGGACAATCAGACTTCGGTAGAGGGGATGTAAAGTTCACTTATATTGACCCATTCAGGGTCTATACTTCGCCTTCATCCCGTGATCGCTGGTTTAGCGATTCTGACGGAATTATCTTGTCTACTATACTAACTGGTGAACAAGTGCTGAACCTCTACCCTGAATTAGGAGATCAAACAGATCCAGAAACTGGAGAAGTAATACCGGGTATTATTAATGATATATCTGGATTTAGTTATGACGATGAAGATTACCCTGCTTCTCAAAACAAAAATTCTATTACTGCTTTTACTCCATCTGATGTAAAGGATAAAGATTATTTTGAAGTTAAAAAGTATCAGATATTAGAAAGGTTTTATAAAGTCAAAGTTCCATTTTATCGCTTGATTGATATTCAAAGTCAAGAAGAATCTATTTTGTCTCCTGATGAGTATATGGAATTTGCGGAGCAAAATGCAGAAGTATTAGAAAGTGTTGATAGTATTTTAAGTAGCGATGCAAGAGCCATGGAAGAATTTGCAACAGGTAAGAAACTTAAAGAAATGAAATCAGGTGAGTATAGCGTAGGTAGAGCTGAAGCTTTAGC